GTTACAGCATTTGATCCTAATTGGGTTCCAGCATTTCTCGCAGCAAATACGATTGATTTCTGATCATCATTAGGAATTATAAATACCCTTAGGAAACTAGGGGTATTTTTTTATGGCTCAACCTTCTAGCAGGTCCGAGCTAAGGGACTATTGTTTAAGACAATTAGGGTTCCCAGTTCTAGAGATCAATATAGATGACGATCAAGTTGACGATGCTATTGATGATGCATTGCAATATTATCGTGAGCGTCACTATGATGGTGTTGAAAGAATGTACCTCAAACATCAGTTTACTGACGATGATATAACAAGGTTTACATCAGAAGATGAAACAGTTTCTACTGCTGCTCCAGATGCAGCAACTTGGGAGAACCGAAAAAATTACTTAGAAGTTCCTGATCATATATTTGGTATCAGTAAAGTATATGGTATCAGTTCAAACTTCGTAAGAAATAATATGTTTGGTATGAGCAACCAGTATTATTTGATGGATTTGTTTTCAAATGCATCAGGTACAGGTCTTGCTTTTGGTGGTTTTGATATGGTCAACTACTACATGATAAAGCAACACTTTGAAAATATTGATATGATTATCAATACTGGTTCATTGATTTCATATAGATTTAATTGCAGACAAGATCGTTTGTATATTGATATTGATCCAAAAAGAGTTATGAAAGACGAGTGGGTACTTATTGATTGTTTTAGAGCACTTGATCCAGAAACGTTTACTCAAGTGTATAACGATCCGTTTATTAAAAAATATTCTACCGCATTAATTAAAAGACAGTGGGGTCAGAACCTTATTAAATTTAATGGTATTCAACTTCCAGGTGGTGTCAGTATGAATGGTAGGCAATTATATGATGATGCAGAAAAAGAAATTGCTGCTTTAATGGAAAAATCCAGCAGTACATATGAACTTCCACCAATGGATATGATCGGATGAAAAAGGTATACTTCCCACAATACGGTGGTAATAAAACCGAACAGAATCTTGTACAAGATTTAGTAGACGAGCAAATTAAATTGTTCGGTGCTGATGTTTATTACGTTCCTAGGGTTCAAATTAAAGATAAAACTTTAGGAGAAGTTATTCAATCAGAATTCAATCAAAGTTATATGATTGAAATGATGCTAGTTAATGTTGAGGGATTTGGAGCAGGCAATGAATTTGTTAGTAAGTTTGGTTTAAGAATTACTGACGAAATTACATTTGTTGTTTCTAGAAGAAGGTGGGAACAATCTGCAAATCCTGCAATGAATTTAGCAGTAGATGGTAGACCGAACGAAGGAGATTTAATATATTTTCCATTGACAGAAGATACTTACGAAATCAAGTATGTTGAAAGAGAACAACCATTCTTCCAATTGGGCAAACAGTATTTTTATGTTCTTACTGCTGAACTCTACGAGCAAGGAGCAGACAAGTTTGACACCGGGATTGACGAAATTGACGATATTGAAAGAGATTTCAGTAACATCACAACCCTTAATCTTGGTCTTACTACCAGACAGCAAGCAACTGGAACAGTTACCGTTGATTCTAGCGGCAGTATATCTGGAGCAACTGTAACTCTTGCAGGAACTGGTTATAACACAGCACCCTCTGTAAGTATTACAGGTGGAGGGGGGACAGGTGGTATTGTTGAATCTACTATTGAAGATGGTGGTGTAGTGTCACTATCAATCGTTGGTGGAGGAACGGGATATGATCCTGCAAACCCACCTACCATATCTATTGATGCTCCACCTCAAACGGTTCAATTTATTAAAGATGAACATGTTGTCATTGGAGGAATGGTACAACAAAGTGGTAGTAGAACTTGGACTTCATCTAACAGTGTAATTGAAGTAACTGCTCTTGGTGGATTTGATCCAAACTATGCAATTACTACTCAGAAAAAATACTACTACTGGAAATTTGAAGATAGTAGAATCTCTTACGTTTACACATTTAATGGTACGGATACAACAACTGTACCGGGACATTTTTATTACGACTCAGTAAATCTTAAATACGTAATTAATGCTTACACAGATACTACCACCAGTGGTCAAAGAGCACAGATGTTTGACTTAGATAGTGCAACAATTGCTGAGGTAGCAGATTGGAATGGAGTTGATTATACCCTAGAGGTAATGAATCGTACTGGCAATTTCTTAGATGGAGATCTCATCAGAGGTGTTGAGTCTAATGCGATATATACACTAGGAACATTCTCAACAATTAATAACACAAGCACTGAGTTTGATCAGAATCAATCAATTGAAGATGGTGCGGATAATATTATTGACTGGGGTGAAAGAAACCCATTCGGTGAGTTTGGTAATTTTACAGGTAGCTTCTAATGTTAGGAACACAATTTTATAACGAAGCGGTTAGAAAAACAGTAATCGCTTTTGGAACATTATTCAATAATATTGAATTGAAAAAAACTGTTGATGGTCAGGTACTGGAAACTGAAAAAGTTCCTCTTGCTTATGGACCTAAACAAAAATTCTTGTATCCATTACAAGGTAATCCTTCTGATGGTAGAAAGGTATCTATTACTCTACCAAGAATGTACTTTGAAATGTCAAGCATTGATTATGATAGTGCAAGAAAAACAGCAGCCACTCAAAAATATAAAACTGCTATTGCAGATAACGGAGAAGAAGTAAGAACTCAATATGTTCCTGTACCATATAATATAGGATTTGAAGTAGGCATTATCGCTAAGTCGCAAGACGATGGACTGCAAATTTTAGAACAAATTTTACCATTTTTTCAACCATCGTTAAATGTGAGTATTAAATTTATTCCTGACATGGATGAAATTAGAGATGTTGCTTTTGTTCTCAACAGTGTAAACTTTGAGGATGATTGGGAAGAAGATTTTAGTACAAGAAGATCTATTACATATACTTTATCATTTACTGCGAAATCTTACATCTATGGTCCCTACACCAAGGCAGATGTTATTCGTAAGGCACGTGTCATTGAGACTATTGGAGATCTTAATGTTAACAAGAGACACGTTGAATTGTCATACACTCCTAAAGCAAAGGTTGATTATAATCAAGATGGACAAGTTGATGCTGCCGATGATCAGTTTGTAGTCTCTACCGATGATTTTGGATTTAATGAAGGGATGGAATTCTTATGAGTAACCTAGAAGAAAATATGGAAGATGTCCTCAACATTAGTGCTGAACCTGTTGAGGAATCAAAACCATGTAAACCACAACCACCTAAGGTTGACGAGGATGATCGGGAAAAAGATTACCGATATACCAGAGGAGAACTATACTCACTCATAGATCAAGGTCAGGAGGCGGTCAGAGGTGCGTTAGAGGTTGCTCAGGAAAGTGGGCACCCAAGAGCGTATGAAGTTGCTGTAGCGGCAATGAAGCATGTCTCAGACATGACAGAGAAACTTCAAGATCTTCATAAAAAAATGAAAGACTTAGATGAAGATAAAAAAGGACCATCTAAAGTTACCAATAACGCTATGTTTGTTGGTAGTACTGCTGAGTTACAGAAAATGCTTAAGGATATGAGTGGTGGAAAAAGGTAGATAAATATTATTATGAGTAATTAAATTATGGATTTTCAATATCATAATGAGTTTGATTTTATGGAAGGCATAGATGCCTTTCCTGCATATATCTACAAAACAAATTTTAATTTTAATTTTAAATCATTTCAACCTAAAGTAGATAATTATTTAAAAGAATCAAAAAAGATTTCTACAGCAAAAGGTTGGGGTGATCCAGAAAACGGTGATGCTATTACTGGAGTTCATCTTAATAATGTTGCAGGGTACAAAGTAGAAACTGATTGGGATGTACCACATAACTGGCAAGAATTTGAAAAATTTTTTGAGTTTGTTGAGTATGTAACTTCATTTTTAATGACCACATGGTATAAGTCTCCACCATGTCATATGTCTGTATCAGAATCATGGATTAATGTACATAGAAAGGGTGGATGGACTGAAGCACATCACCATCAAAATGCATGTATTGCTATTGCAGCATATCTAGAAGTCCCAGAAAAAAGTGGAAACCTTTTAATTGAAAATCCACTAAGACCATATAAATGTTCAGAACCTCTAGGTCAAGATAGTACTGATCTTATCTGGGGACCTATTGAAGTAAAAACAAACGATGTTTTATTTTTTCCTGGTTGGTTAACTCATAAAACGGAATTAAATCCTACGGATAATCCTCGCTATGTACTTTCAACTAATTTAATATATTTAAATGGTTTAACGGGTAAACCTAAATGGCACTATCAAGGTAGAAATAAATAAACATAATTGTTGGAATCTCATGAAATCATATAAAGAGATTAAAGATCTTTCGGAATCTGCATGGACAAAAAAATCCGGTCAAAATAAAGAGGGTGGTCTTAATGAAAAAGGAAGAAAGTCTTATGAACGTGAAAATCCTGGTTCTGATTTAAAAGCTCCATCAAAAAAGAAAGGAAATAAAAGACGTGCATCATTCTGTGCAAGAATGAAAGGCATGAAAAAGAAACTGACTAGCAAGAAAACGTCACGAGATCCTGACAGTAGGATTAATAAAAGTTTGAGAGCGTGGAATTGCTAAGTAAATTACTATAATTATTTGTATAACTTGTGTTATGACGATGAGACTAAATGCCTGCGACATTTACCGTTTAGAAAAAGCATGTAAAATGTACCAAGAACAAACTGGTTCGGAATACATGTGGGATCAATATGAAAATTTAATTGAAAAAATACATTACTATAAAGAGGAGTACTGTCCAGATCAAATCTGTGAAGTCACGAACTCATAACAAATGGTTAGTATAATCACGCACACATATTATAGATAGTGGAGTTACATAATGCCCAAAGATTACGTAACTAAACAAGAGTGTCAGGAGATGATTGATGATGCAATTCGTAAACACAACCGGAATGCTGGACTTATTTCTATGTGTGTGGGTTGGGTTGTTCTCGCTTTATTTGCTGAAGGTCTCCTCAGGCTCATAGGAATTATTCCTCCACTATTACCTTGGTTAAAAATTAGTTTATAACAATTATGAAATTTATTATTAGTTTTCTTTTTACTCTTTTTATTGCTGCTCCTGTATGGGCAGTTGATGTATCAATGGGTGCTAATGGTAACCTAGCATTCTCACCGAATGAGATCACAATCTCTGCAGGTGATACGGTTCATTTTATCAATGAATCATTACCTCCCCATAATATTATTGTTGAGGCACGTCCTGACCTGTCTAGAGAAGCATTACTGTTTGCTCCAGGAGAATCACAAGACGTTGTATTTGCTGACGCAGGGGACTATAATTTCTTCTGTGGTCCTCATCAAGGCGCTGGTATGACCGGCGTTGTACATGTAAATTGAGTTAATTAAATGAAAATTGGAATGATTGGGTTAGGTCGTACTGGTGAAGGTATGGCTCGCCGTATGCTTGCTAAGGGTATTGAAGTCTGGGGTTACAGTAGTACTAACTATGAGAATGCCTGTGGACAATATGAAGCAGGACACCTTAGTGGATGTGTAACTTCAATAGAGTATCTTGTCCGAGCAGTTAAATCTGATGGGAATAAGTTTACTAGTGCAGGAAAAATTCCTGGTATTTTTCAGATGACATGTCCAGAGCAAAAGGCAGAAGACACTCTAGATGAGTTGCTACCATTACTTGAGGAGGGTGATATTGTTATTGATTACAGCACTAGTGACATTTCAAAATGTCAGGAACTTCAAAAGTATTGTAGTAAGTTAGGTATTTCATATATCTTCTCTGGAGTATATGGAGCAACCCATGCTGTAAATGTATGTTCTAAAATTTTCCAATCGCTATCACCAGGTAATGCCACACGAATTTGATTACGTTGAAGCACCTGTAGAAGGTGAAGTTGATAAGTGGGGGTTTACAATTAAACCCTCTATCAGTGATGACGAATTAATTCTTATGTGTCTAAGGAATGCTCCTTGTGGGTCTGATAGAAAACAAACCCAAAGATTAATTCAACAATATGAAACCACATATTAAATCAAAATATAATTTTGCTATGTCATCGTTCGCAAGAATATATGGTGTTCGTCATGTCAATTCATGTGATCAAATACATAGGTTTTGTATGGAGTGGGCTGAGGGAGGTGAGACTCCACCCTTAACAGGGCTCACTAAAGTTGACTTTTATTTTAGGGATATATGGACAGGCAAATTACAAGATTGAAAGAAGAAATTTACGCACTCAAAAAAGAAAATAAAAATTTAAAACTACAACTAATATCATTAGATAAAGGACATTGGGAATTTGAAGACTGGACACATCCAAATTCATGTCTACACAATAAAGATCCTTGGATAACTTGGAAGAAATAAAATGAGTGCTCTATTTGTTTTTGGATTTGTTTCACTGTTATGTTTCACTTTACATATTACTTGGCCATTGCCATATAGAAAATGAAATTTGAATTAACAATGGAGGATTACACAATCATCCTAAACGCATTACACTACTATAAGAAAGTTGATAAGAGAGGAAACTTTCAACAGTATGATAAAGATCGTATTAATGAATTGAGAAATAAGATGGCATATCAATTAATTCCTTCTGCAGGGAGTGGAAATAGATTATGAATTTACTACTACGTCCTTTAGATAATCCATCTGATCCAGTATGGTCGGTGATTATTATGACATTTATTGTGGTAGTTATGGCAGTTTATAGCATCATATACATACTAAGAATAGATAAGAGAGAATCCCATGGGATCCATGACACCCCCAAGCAGGAAGAGCTGCTACAACTTCCGAGTGACGGAGATCAATCGTGTTCTTGACGGGGATACTATTGATGTCACCATTGATCTTGGGTTTGATCTATACAAGAAAGAAAGAGTTAGAGTTGCAGGAGTTGATACGCCAGAGAAGAGAACCAGAAACCTAGAGGAGAAAGCACTTGGAATTGAAGCAACAAACTGGCTCAAAGAAAAACTGGAAGGTACGTTGGCTGGTGATGATGAGTTGTCTGTTAGGACTGAACTTGTTGGTGGGACTGGCAAATACGGGCGTCTTCTGGGTTGGCTTTACATTGGGGACGGAGACGTGTCGCTTAACGAACAAATGATTGAGGAGGGTTACGCTCATGCATATGACGGAGGAACAAAAAACATGGACCTTGAAGCACTCAGAGAAATCAGAAGAGCACGGGGCACGATGGTGTAGAAGTGCTGTGTGTGGATCCTCACCTTTTATCCCTAATTCAGAATTTGAAGGAGAAAATTGCGAACTAACCTGTAACGTAAACAAATGAACCCTCAAGAAAATGAATGGCATTGTACCATGACATTAGGAATAGATGAAGTCCGATGTCTGTATGATCACTATGATTATTCAATTAAGATGTGGCCAGGATCCCCTGCACGTCCTGCTGAAGAACAAGTTCTTCTGGATATAATGAAGAAGAGAATGTTTGCTATGATGGCAGAATACAATTTTACGGAAATGTAGACAATACACAAATTGTTAGTATTCTTTACACGATTTTTACCTACATAGTCCTATAATACTTTGTAGCGTAGTGTAACACAATGCTCGGACTCTATGTATTAATCACTTGTTTTATTCTACTTGTAACGTATGCAGGTATGGAAGAAACGGTGCGTCTATTCGCGTACATTGATCTAGTAATTAGATATCAATGGGTTAAATTTAGAATGTTTATGATGAGGCGTAAATTAGAACAACAACTCATAAAGGATCTACCTGATTACAACAAACTTATAAAGGAATTAAAAGATGACCAACGATAAGGAACTGTCGGATCTCAAACTAGAGAGAAAAGAATGTCCTAAATGTGGTGCTATTTGGATTAACGGCAAACATATGTTTAGTGGTACAGCCGCATCTTATGATAGTAGTGAACTAGATCTTGCTGGATTAGTTTGCAATAACCTAGGTGACGATACATGTATCAACCCATCAAAAGGAATTGGTGGTGGTCAGACGTGGGAAAGACGTGCTGGTTATATTGAAGGTGCTATCGCAGCAAAGAAAGGAATGCTAGAAGATATGCGCGATCAATTTGGAGACCTATAAATAGTAGTGGTGAACTAGTATTTTGTTTTGGCAACTAGTAATGATGTATATTTGGGTAATCCTAACCTAAAAAAGGCAGGGACCCCAATCAGTTTTACAAAAAAACAAATTGATGAATGGATCAGATGTAAAAATGATCCTATTTATTTTGCAATGAATTACATTAAAATCATTTCTCTTGATGAGGGTTTGATACCTTTCAAGATGTATGATTTTCAAAAGAAAATTTTGAATGATTTTCATGAAAACAGATTCAACATCGCAAAACTCCCAAGACAAACAGGGAAGTCTACTACTGTTGTCGCTTATCTTCTTTACTATGCAATCTTTTTTGATAGTGTCAATATTGGTATTCTTGCGAACAAGGCATCTACCGCTAGGGAACTTCTAGGAAGATTACAACTTGCATATGAGAACTTGCCTAAGTGGATGCAGCATGGTATTCTTGTATGGAATAAAGGTAACGTAGAGTTAGAGAATGGCAGTAAGATATTGGCAGCTTCTACATCTGCAAGTGCTGTCCGAGGCATGTCGTTTAACATCCTCTTCCTTGACGAATTCGC